TTCCCGCCACAGCGGTATTTACTGCCCCAGTTGTAATTATACTACCGGTTATGGTTCCATCTATATTATCCGTTGCCGTGGCACCAGCATCGGTGTACGTGTTGCCTACCATAAGAGTAATCGTCACATCACCGATCAAGACTATTGATGGGGATATGAGATCTGCAATCACGACTATTGTCCTGGTTACGGGAATTGCTACATTTCCGTCAGAATCAGTAACGGTATATGTTATTAAATATGTCCCCGCTATAGCGGTATTTACTGTTCCGGAGGTGGTTATATTACCGGTTATCGTTCCATCTATATTATCCATTGCCGTGGCGCCAGCATCGATGTATGTATCCCCCACCATAATAGTAATCGTCGCATTACCGATCAAGGATATCACCGGGGGAGTAGAGTTTAATACCACAACAACAGTCCTGGTTACGGGAACTGCTGCATTTCCTGCAAAATCAGAGATATTATAGACGATGGTATATGTTCCTATTGTCGCGGTATCTACTGTTCCAGTTGTAATCATATACGACGTGATATCCCCAGTTAGGTCGTCTAATGCCGTGGCACCGGCGTCAGTGTACGTATCTCCCTTCGTAGTCGTAAGCGTGACATCACCGTTCAATGATATCACTGGTGGCGTAGTATCTACAGCATACCTAAACGCCCTAACTTGTCCTGCTCCGTCCATGTTGTTTGGGTCACTAGCCGGTGCCCCTATCATAACAATGGTTCCGTCACCACTCAATGCAACAGCTTTTCCCGAATTATCTCCAGTAGTAGTTCCGTCAATGTCGATTCCAAACTGAGCCCAACTTGCCCCTTGCGTCTCAGAATAGTGAAGTTTGTATATGCGTACATGACCACTATCAATCCCATTACTGTCATTACCGAATGCACCGATTGCAACAATGGCTCCTAATACACTACTCTCACTGTATAATGAAACCGAATATCCAGAATAATCACTACTGCTTTCACCATCTATATCGCTCCCTATTCGAGACCACCCAACAGGGCCGAAATAGGAACTATATTGTGATAGTTCTTCTTGGGTCTTGTTACTATCGTATCCATATATGCGCACGTGTCCGCTTGATCCACGTTGATTTGTATTGCCATATGCACCGATTGCGACAACATTTCCAGTGCTGTTTAATGATACAGAGTTCCCTGAAAAGTTACCTCCAGATTCTCCCACAATATTTCCACCTCTCTGTACCCAATCAGTGCTACCATATTCATATATGCGTACATTGCCACTATTAAATACAGCACCATATGCGCCGATTGCAATGATGCTTCCATCACCATTTAACGAAACCGACCCCCCTGAAAAGTCTCCTCCGGATTCTCCGTTAATGGTGCTGCCACGCTGTATCCAATTACCATTTATGTATTCATATACGCGCGTATGGCCACTACCGACACCGTTTGTAGCATTAAATGGAGAGCCTATTGCGAGAATATTTCCATTGTTACTTAATGAAACAGACGTTCCCGACTCATCGCTTGCGGCTTCACCATCAATGGGGTTACCTCGCATGTTCCAAGACATCACGTCATTCAGTGCCCCGTATTCATATACACGTACGTGACCACTTTCCCCCCCATTTACCCCCGTATGATATGGGGAACCGACCGCGACAATGGTGCCATCACTTGATAATGATATAGATTGTCCCGAATTATCCCCGGCAGTTTCACCTTCAATATCCTGTCCAATCTGGGCCCATGTGTCATTGATGTCGTTATATACACGTACTTGGCCTGTATTAATTCCATTTATACCATCATTAAATGGCGCACCAGTCGCAATAATGTTCCCATATTCACTTACTGCCACAGAATGACCTAAATTATCGCCTGCGGCACCGCCTGCGATTGAGGAACCGCGTGGAAGCCATATGGAAAACCCCGCATAATGAATCTCCAGTCTAGAATATCCTAATGTAAGAAGCTGTGATATATTTTGTGATCCATAATCTGGTGTTGTTAGCAAATGTATATCATCGATCGTTGTGAATAATGCATGAACATCATTGAGTGTAAATAAATCGATCTCTACGAGTTGTTGTATGGTATACCCATTACCGACTGCAAGTATATTTTTCAAAATTGTTTGTGTTAGGGGTGTTGCTAACACGTATCTATTAGCCACAAGAAATTCTGATTTTAAACTGCTATTTGTACCAGGACCCAGCGTGGATAATCTGAACGAGGAAACCCCATTTGCATCTGTGCTATATACAGTTAGTTCCCAGTTACCAGACCAACCGTCACCATACGCATCTATGGAATCAAATACATATGTTCCGGAGTAGTTAGATGTCGGGGATACGTTGGAGATAACACTAACGTCGTTTAGTCCCCATCCAGTCCAGTCATTGCCCGCGGTGATTGTACTAGCTGCTATGGGATATGTCTGTGTCAGATCCAATATAGTGTTATTACTTTCTCTAATCTGCCATGTGTTATCAGTTGAATAAGTACCTACATTCGTCACATTAATAGTGAATGTAACAGGGCGTTCAATCGGGGTACTAACTAAATAGCCGGCATCGGTCAATGGTGTAAGATTTGTCATCAAGTAGTATACTAATACCAAATATTTTTAAACCGACTATGTGCTTTGGATGCGTTTTATGTTCATAGATAAAACGCATACATAAGGTTCCAAACATTGATTTGTGCGCACAAAAGATAATCTCCGTAAATACTATGATGGGTGCATTACGTTCAAATACTAAAAAGCGAAAACATCGTGCTCGTACGAAAAAACATGCAAAGAAGAAATCGAAGCGCGCTCGTACGAAAAAGCATGCAAAGAGGAAATCGAAACATACCCGAAAATTAAAAAAAATGCAATGCGGTCCTGAGGGGAACAAGCGGGGGTACACCTGCATTCGCGACAAGTCGATATGTAAATTAAAGACCCTCTGGAACCATCGTCATCCCGACGACAAAATCGGTAACGCAAATATACACAAGACGTGGTCGAGTTTAAAAAAGCGAATGGGCGACGTATGTGACAAGGAGTCGTGCTGGCTGACGCAACAATTTTCGAATACCGAGATGAAGAGCGAGTTGCGCACCGCGTTCGCGCCCGAAGCACCTTCTGACTGGAAAAAGAACCCCAACCAGTGGCTCAGCAGTCGCGATATCACAGCGGTCATGAAGCAGTATGAGAAGAAGTACAAGTGTTTCACCTTCATCGGTCCCTCTCCCATCGACTATGATACGCACAAAAGGTACGGCGAGTGCGTATGGGAGGAACTGTGTCACTTTAGCCTGGCCAACGAGATTAAGAGCGGGAAGAAGAAAATTGGTGTGGTGTTTAACCTGGACCCACACTACAAGCAGGGATCACATTGGGTTTCTCTCTTCATTAATTTAGAAAGAGGACTCATCTTCTATTTTGATAGTGTTGGGGATCGCGCACCCGCGAAGATTAAGCAGTTCGTGAAGAGTGTGACCCTCCAGGGGAACCAGTTGTCGGGCGACAACAAGCCCATTAAGTTCGCATTTGAAGAGAATCACCCTTTTGAACACCAGTACGAGGACACCGAATGCGGTATCTACTCGCTATTTTTCATCATCAGTCTTCTAGAGGACACGCATAAGGAGGAGTACTTTAAGACGAATCGCATCACCGACAAGTGTATCGAGCGTTTCCGCAAGATCTACTTTAACGAGACGCTATAACGTCTTTAGCTGTATCCTTCGTTTTTTCGAGGTATCGGTTCAGCGTCGCTCCCAAAATAGTGGTCATGGCGATGAATGCGCCCGCAGTGAACGCCACTTTCCGGTCGAGTTCGGAGAATTTGGCACTGGTCGTTCTAAAGGGGTGGAACCGAAACAGTAAGAAGAGACCCACGTATATCTGGATGCTCGTGCGCAGGTAATTCAGGTACGCAGGCGCAGAGGCAGAGACGCCGAACATGGCTAGTGCCGTCAGGACGTATACCGCGACCGTTGCCCAGTTGAACATAGTATATTGCGTTTCGTATGTATTCATTACAGTATACATACAAAATATTGGAGTCGGATTCCTTCTACCAACGGTTAAGCGCGAGTGTCTACGCCCAACATCTCGTGGCGTGTGGAATTATTGAACGTGGCGTTGGAACTATTTGTCACGTTGGGGTTAAACAACGCGTGGTCGGGCTTCTGGAACAACAGGGTGTGTTTCTGCATGTTCGGGTGGTCGGGGAGTGTGAACGACTGTAGCGTATAAAGGTCGCTCCCGCTGTCAGGAACGTACGTCGCTTGTGCGCACCGCTGTAGACCGTAGAACTGGTTTCGCATGTCGGATTCGATGTCGATGTTGTTGGCGAACCCGCTCCATGGCGCCGCGCGGTTCGCGGGGTAGAAAACCTTGGATGGCGAGTAAGTGGGTGGGACCAGGAGCGGCACGGCGCTGACCACGGGTTCGGTATGCGTCGCGAACTTGGTATATTTGGTCTGCTGTGCGCGTGGTTGGTAATAGGGACGCAGTGGCTCAGACGGTTGCGTGCGGTCGTATATGCGGTCGTTGGTAACGTGGTTTATCTCAGAGACGGGTATTTGACTCATATGGCGTCTGTCGGATTGATTGACTGTACTCTAGTGGAAGATAACAAATTCGCAGATATATCCTCCGGTTGCAGCGCGTCGAGTACCGCATCGTCGCCCTCAAACATGTGGAGATTGCGTGCGGCGGACACGGAAAATAGCCCGACCTGGTCATGCACTCTCGCGCGCATCGTGTTCAAGTTGATGATGGATCCAATGAAAAAATAACACATGAACCCGTTAAAGACTCTGGTATGGATGAGGCGCCCGACGGTAATATCCAGATTCAACTCCTCGCGCCACTCGCGCATCAAGCATCTCTCCAGCGTCTCGCCTGTCTCCCTTTTTCCTCCAGGAAATTCCCATACCCTATTTTCATCACGGCGCATGCCCATGAGAATGCGGTTCTCATCGCCAGTTGTTTCCATCATAACCCCACATACTACATCTTGCATTTGCGACATATAACTAGTGCTTAGTATAGTATATTTAGATACAAAATATGTGCGTATATTCTTTATGGTTACCTATCACGCAGTCTACTGGTAACAATATATCCGAAAAAATCGGTTAGATGCGTCTGTATACGCTTGGAGGTTACCTTATCCATCTCATAGTCCAGGAACGATTTTTCTGCGAAATGATACCCCTTCCTATGTAGGTTCTTGATAAAAAACTGAGTGAACATCTGGATATGGCGTTCGTGTGCAGCGCACAGCACGCGAGCCCATACGGGATGAGATACAACCTGTTGAACGATGAAGGCTTCGGTAAAGGGATGGTAATATGCGCGCACCTTCAGATAATATACATTTTCCGACACCATCCCCGAATATTCAGTGTTGTCAAAATAGCATATTTCCACGCTTTGAGGCAGTTTACAACAGACAACAAAATCCTCTATTTTTTTATCAGAGGTTGTTCGCCCCATCTGTTGTACTCGCCCATTTCTCTTGAATGCTAGAACAATGTTGTCAAATAGTCTATGTCCGAGTTTGTATTCAATATAGTGAATGATTAAGTAGACCCACTCTTTAGGATATTTGTTGTTAGTATAGACCATGACACCACTACATGTCCCCCGATCCTTCTCATCCTTTAGAAACTGGAGGATAGAGAGAACATCCGGACGAAGCATATTTGGAAATACGTCAAATAAATCATTGAAATCGGCCTGATTCATCATATAAGGGATGTTATTATACTCGATGAATTCGTGTATAGATTCCCATACAAGTCGAATCAAATGAAAGTGTCCCAACGTTTCGTCTAAATCAAATACAACCACTCGTTTATCATCTGGAGAGGTCGCCACCCTGCTTGGTTTTAGCATAATATGTATACATATTATTCGCCAGATGGGTTATCAAATATAAGTGATATAAAATAGTACCGTATAGTAACTATTGTTACACGTATATTCGTCCTACCACCTAAACATGGAATATACCGACCTCTCTCTAGACGATTACAAAAACATCCTAAAGTACTATGATGAGACTATACCCAGATCGCACGTGGAACTAAAACGCGCAGCTGAAACACTGATGGCTAAAAAACTGTGTAGATGTATAAAGAAAGTTGGAAAACCTCCATCACAAACAGAAGGAAGAGCCATTGGCATCTGTACCAAGACCATCTTTAACAAGAAGGGTATCAAGCGCGGATCTTTTAAATGCAAGAAGCGAACACGAACCGTCTCGATGCAGAAAAAACGGAAGACCCGGAAGGCTCGACTATCCAGGAAGAGAAGACTCAAACAGGCTGAGTTGCTTGCCAAAAATTAGGTATTCAAGTAAGTGAGTGCGCACATGAGTACCCTCTCCTGGGGTGTCAGTTTCCGAAACAATATCACATTGTCCATTTTTACCTCGTAGTATTGGTTTCGAAACGTCTTACATCGCAGCACCGCTCCGTAGTCGGCGAACCGTAGGTCGCAGAATATACCGCCTTTTGCCAACGTAATATCGTCATCGTCTCCCACATTTAGCCATCTGATATAGGTGCCGCTGCGCACCTCGTGAATCTCGTCGATATACACGTATCCATCTAGTTTTCCCAGAATATCTTGACGGGTGACGTCGTCGTTCACCATCTCGTGCAGAATACTTGTCTTGGCTGCAGCCACCGCGTCCGCTGTCAAATTGAGAATGTGTGCATTGTCCTCATTTTCCGCTGCCCTGGCAAGCAGGTCCATGTTTAGGTCGTCGTCGCTGTCGTCACTCATTATACCTGTGGTCACGGATACTTATTAGGTATATACTCACTAGAGAGATGATGTATACATGAAATGCATGGATACATCTATATGATTGAATGTTCAACGGTTTAAAACCCGGTGAACGCCTCGATACCTCCTCCCACAAAGTTGTCGGTCATGCCGCCGACCTGTGGCTGCTGTGACTCCATGGTTTCACGCATACCCTGCATACCCTGTGCTGGTAGACTGTTTATGCTCGTCGTACCAGGTTGTTGAGGCAAACTAAACCCGTCCGCTCCCGGAGCAGTCTGCATATTTTGCATACCCTGTTGTGTCTTTGCTGCTTCGGCCTGCTTCTTCTGTTCGTTCTCCATCCCCTCGCGCGACTTGCCCATAATCGCATCGGATATGCGGTCAAACAGGATGCTTACTTTCTCGCCCAACTTGGTTTGGAGACTTAATGTGATCATGAGAACCGCTAAAACAATTTGAATAATGGATATTTTCTCGTACTTGACGGTGCTGTATGTAGGCACAAAGGTGATGATACGATGCGTGATCAACATACCGATGAACATGGCGATCAATTGAATTGCCACCTCTGCTAAAAGTTCTGCGCTACCCTTTTCATCGTCCGCCTCGGGAACGTATTTTTGCATGGTCTTATTAAGGAGGATCACGGGGAGCACACCGACCAGAGTATATTGTACAATATTCATCATTTCCATCTTGGAATCTTCGTCGAAGTTGAACACGTGGGCGACGAATCCCTCCTTTGCGCCACCAATGAATCCGTCGGAACTACTTCCTATAGAATCAGACATATATGTGGTACCCATAGATTTTTATTTGTCATATACGCGACGATGGTATAATGACAAATAGAAACTCCGTGCTAATATTCGGATATAAATAGATAACCCAATGAATAAAGTATATGAGTTCATCGCGATCATTGGCGTCTGCAAGGACAAAACGCGCAGCTGGAAATACTACCATACCAGGAAATACTGAACAACCAGACCAGAACCATCCTTCCCCTGTGCAACAACCTGTTGCCAAACTATCTTTGCCCCAAGCAATCAATCGGATTGGCGACCGACTAAACCAACTGGAACTATTTGCAGAAACAACCACCAACGTTGTCGACGAAATACAGGATTTCCACTCAAATACATCTGATAAGTACATTGTCGATACAGATGTGTTCACCTCCCTAGTTTCTCGGATCGAGGCTTTAGAAAGAACGACTCCTGTGAAATCAGGGAACGATGTTTCTGCTATATTATCTTCACCGTCGTCGTCAGTTGTAGCATCTAGCGTAACAAATGACATTATTGAACTCAAAAGTCATTTGATTCGCCTTCAGACTTACGTTATGGAGACCAATGCGAAACTGCAGGACATGGTGTTTTCTGGAAACGGTTCCTCTATAGTTAACTTTGGCGACATCTTTAGCGATTCTCATCCTACCCCACCTACTCTACTACGGCCCACAGAAATAGACACATCGGATACGGTGTCCATACCAGGATCGGATGGGTCTGTTGAAGAGGTAGGAGGTGTAGTCGACAATGACAGCACAATCTTAACAGCAGATAATGGAGAAGAAGCGCCTCATTGAATCCGACATCAAATTCATTCAATAACTTATCCGGCGAATACGCCGGAATGATTTAGGGTGTAGGTGTCGGGCATGTGCCGATCACATATAATGTGCGCATCATGTAAATTAATTTGTTACTAATTTATATAATGCAAAGTTTCAAGAAACTCATGTCCGACTATGGCCTGGGTGTCATTATAGTGTTGCTATTGGTTGCGTATACCGTTAGTTCATTTTCTGATTATTTTACCGAAAAGCAGTTGGGTGGTGGAGAGGGTCATGCCAACTTGGCTGAGAATGCCGCAGCCTACGGCAATGGTTCTGCATCTAACCAGGGGGGAGGCGACGGAGGTTTTGCATCAGTCGCACCTTCTGCACATAACCAATCAGACCAGAACCCCGCCGATTTGCTTCCCAAGAGTGCTCCTACGGAGTTCTCTCCCAACGCAGCCAACGTGAACAACGACGGCCTATTGAACGCAGGACACCACGCCGGCGCGGCCGAAAATGTTGCTCCTTTAAGAAACGCCAACTTACAACTTCGATCAGAGGAACCCAACCCACGCCAACACACTGGCCCATGGCAACAATCCACTATTGAACCCGACACTATGCGCAAGGCTATCTTTTAGATAGGCGGTCGATGCCGTGTCTGGTATAGGATTTTAGGAGTATATGGTATAACCATGGAACGCGGTCTTATGATGCTCGTACACTCTGCTATAATAAGCGCATTACTCTACATCGTGATGGTGTATGCAATGGGGACTCATAGTCGAGTGGCCGAATCCAGGAGCCTGGCGATCGGGGCAATCGTACTGCTCTACATGTTGGCGTTCGGTCACGACCTGCCACGGATGTGGAAGAAATGTGTGGAGTGTGCTGGGACGACAAAATAGTATGATAAAACAACACTGATACTGTAGGCTATTCCACAAATACCTATAAAATACCACTCATATGGGTGATATTTTATTTTACACGACCACTCCTCTAAAAGAATTGAATGAATCCATTGCATACATACTGGTGCATCAACCAACAGTTACCAGTAACCAGATTACTACAACCATGTCCGAATTCGCACTCTATATCCCATGTGTTTACAAAAACATCACCGAGGAAATGATCGCTCAGACCTTCTATCGTAAGAAGATTGGAAGCGTTCGCCACGTTGACATTGTTCCACACAATGATAAGTATAATCGTGTGCACGTGTTCTTCGAGAGCATGTATCCTTTCGGTCAGGGAGCCGAACAGATAAGTCAAGTCGCCAACGGCGAGACCGTGAAACTACAGTATTCTAGGAACCAGCACGTGTTCTGGCTTCTCATGAAGAACCGCCGCGAATATGACGGTGTCAGCAAGAAGGGATGGTATGACGTCGAGGCGGAGAACGCTAAGAAAGAGGCCGCTGCTGGGGCTCGGGTCGGGGGTGGGATTTGCGAGGGATCTCAACCCATGTTTGTCGGATCACAATACGATACGGACGACCTATCTGTCATGCACCCCCAAGTGGAAAAGGAAACAAACGAAATGGACAACGATATGGACAACGAAGACCCAGAATCCTTTGGCCTAGTATCGGTCGATTACGTGCAATCCCTCGAGACCGAACTCGCACGCATGCGCATGCAGTGCGGTGAGGCAGAACGTGTCCTCCCTCCCATTACACCTCTTGAGGAATATCTCTTCCAGATTCGCAGCGATAACTACCACCTGCGCTGGAAATACTACGATATGTGCCGCGCCAAACTTCCCGTCGAAGGAAACACAACCCCACCCGTGATCGAACAGGTGTCCGAATACGACGGATGCTCGACCGAGTTCGAACACGTCGTGCGCAACGAGATCGAGCGTCTTCGCAAAGACAATGAGACTCTTAATCAGAACGTCAATGTGTTGTCGTGCATTCCCACCACATCCTCCTACGTCCCTGAACATATGAACGCAATGACCGAACCAATGGACCAACTCCACCTTCCCCCATCTCCTATCAATGTGCCCGTGCCACCTGGAATTAATGTGGCCCGCGGCTTCGCCGCGGAGCCGCACCACGACATCGAGGCCGGCATTCCCCAGTGCGACTGTCCCATTCAAGGATGAACTTATTCTACACTTAACAAAAAAAAATAAACAACTTATTCCTGTAATCTATTAACTACATATTCCTTTTTTGTCTACTTATATAGTATAACATGTCTGCGTCTCTTTGTCGTAAGAAAAGTGTAAAAAAGCCCAATAGATGTAAAAAGGTTAGAGGATGTAAGGTCGCATCTGGTCCTAAGCGCACCTTTTGCAGAAAGGCAAAGAACACGCGTAGGAAAG